ATGTTTAATCCAGAAGAAGCATTAGCTAAAAAGAAAAATAATATTAAATTAATTATTGAAAAAATGAGATCGTAATAATAAAGAATAAATACTTCGTATTTATTCTTTATTCTTTTTTGTTTACTTAGTTGCCTCTTTGTAAAAGTGTTTGAATCTCAGGGACTCCAATCTTCTCAGAAAGTTCTAACTCCTTATCGGTAATTTCCTTCTTTTTATTTTCAAGTTTTGCAATTTGTTCATCTAATGATGTTAATTCTTTCATATAAGATAACTTCATTTCATTATCTTTAATATTATCTAATTTTTTACTTAATTCTTCTCTATTATTACTCTTTTCTGTTAAACTATCTTGTAAATTCTTGTTAATTAACTCGTATTTTTGATATTCTTTGAATAATTTTGCTTTCTCTTCATTCTCTTTCTTCTTCTTCATTGTATCATTTAATTTCTCATTGGAATATTCAGAATCACCTGCTTCTAAAGAATCAGGATCAGGATTAAATGGTTGCCACTTGTATAATTCACCAACTAAAATATTAAAACTATCATTAATATCTCTTAATGCTTTAGAATGTTGATTTGCATCATCTTCTTTATCAAAACAACCGCTAATTTTAACACCAACTAAAGATACATTTCCTTCTGATAAAAATGAAATACAATACCAATTTTGATTATCTAATTTTTCGGTAGTTCTATTTAATTTACCTTCAAATTTAATAGGTACATTGTGAGATTCATTAGTTGGGGTTGTATATAAATTATCATTAATTTTTAAACTTGCTAATTTTTCTGCCATTTCTAATTCTTTCTTCTTATTCTCTTCTATTTTTTCTGTAAAAGTTTGAATTGTCTTTTTTATAACTTCAATATAATGAGTCTTCTTTTTAAATTCTTCTGATAAATTAGTTTCTCCTGATAAATTAGTTCCTTCTGATGAATCAGTTAGTTCCTTTAAACTTTCTAATTCTTTCTCTAATTCCTCTTCTTTAATCTTCTTATTATCTAAAATATTATTTGCAATCATATTAAATTTTCTGATTTCAAATTCATAATTTTTTCTTTGAAGACCTACTAAATATGACTTCATCATATTATTTAATTGGTCATTTAAATCACCACCATTTGGACAAGGGTCAAATGCATTCCATGCACCAACTTCACATACAAAATTGTAGTGTCCGGGTTCTTTTAATAATTGAATTTGTTCTTTTGCTTCTTCAATAGTTTTAAACACGCAACTTACACGATGATATTTAACTGTTTTTTTATCATCAGAAAGTAATAAAGATAGGCAACAATAGTTTTGTCCATCTGGGATAATAGGATCTTTTAAAAGATAATCAACTTCAGGCATTAAAAATATAACTGATATTTCTTTAAACATATTTAAGAAAATATAATTTTTAATATAAAAATTATATTAATTTATTTTGTATCCCTTTAACATCAAAATCAGCATACCCCATCCATACATCAGACCGATCAAACATTTTATTGAAAATTTCTGATGGTCTGTCTTGATTTAATATTTGTTTTTTATCTTGTTTATTTTTATCATTTTGAACTATTGAACATTTACTATTACTTTTTGTTAAATTATGAGTTAATAATATTGCCCCAAAAAATATTAAAATTACAGAAATATTATAAATAATATGATTCATTATAGATAATTTAGATTTTATTTTTATTTGAAAGATGAAATAAAGTCCCAGTTTAAATCAGCACAAATCTTTTTCCAAATTCCATCATTTTCCATTAAAATATCTAATTGTTTATGTAAAGGGAAACAATCTAATAAATGGTCTAATTCCAGTAATTCACAAAATTTATGTAAAACAAATGAATATGATAAAAAGTTTTTCCTATCAGCTGGTTTATATTTCATCCATGGATCTTGAATCATTAAAAACATTCTCGTAAACATTTTTTCCATATCTCTTGTAATTTTTGGTGGAGGTAATCCTGATAATTTATTAATTATATAATGAATATGTTCATATAAATGATTATATTTAAGTTTCTTTAATATTCCTCTCATTTTAGTACGATCTAATGTACTCAAATCAGTTACTCTTTTACTATTTAATTCTGCTATAATATCTCTATAGATTTGTTCACTAATTTCAGGAGATTGTTTTGCCTGGAAAGCATTTAACCATTCTCTAAATCTATTTAATCTTTTATATGGTGAGTAATCTTTAATTTGAACATCTTCATCAAATATAATTGTTTCCATATCACCACACAAAGGACAAATATATGCTGATTCAACTAGATGAAGTATTTTTTCTATTTTACATTCTAAACAATATTTTAATCGTTTAGAACCATCATCTGGATTAACGCGAATACCTTCAGTTATTTGACAATATTTATCAAAAAGTTCTGTTTTATTATTATTACTAACTTTTGGTTTACTAACATTTTTTTTACTTAGGAAACTTAAAATATTTTTTGATTCTATTTTTTCATTTTCATCATCTTTAATATTATAATAAGAAAAAAGTAAATCTCCAGTTTTATCATAATAATCCATTTCTTGGATATTATTTTTTAATAAAAAAATTTTATTTGTTACTTCAAATTTCTTATCTAATAATTCTGCACGATTTTTTTGTTCTACGTTTGTAAATTTTTCTCTTATTTTATCTAATTCATTTATTTGAATATCTATATCTATTAATTCTTTCTCTAAATTATTAACATTATCTTTATCTGTTTCAAATTCTTTTATTTTTATTCGATGTTTAGTTTCAAGAGTTGAATGTATTTTAGATTTTTGACCTTGAGCGGACATATACTTAATATATAATCAGATACTTTAGATCAATTTCTTTTTTGTAAACAAAAAAGAAATTAGTAATAATAATAAATTTATAAAAATATTTTAAATTTTTCATAATAAATATATTTTTTGTAAAAAATATTCTAAAAAATATATTTATTTATAAAAAACACTCTAATAAATTTGAAAATTTCCTAAACTCATTAAATAATTATTAAAAAAATATAAAAAATTTTTTCTGTATTAAGTTATATATCTTATGGGTGGTGGCTTAATGCAACTCGTCGCTTACGGCGCACAAGACGTTTACTTAACAGGTAATCCTCAAATCACATTCTTCAAAGTTGTCTACCGCAGACACACTAACTTCTCCGTTGAACCTATTCAACAAGTCTTCAACGGTGCCGCTGATTTCGGCCGCACTGTAACTGCTACATTAAACAGAAACGGTGACTTAATCACCAACATGTACTCCGTTGTTCAACTCAACGCTGCCTCCTCTTCCACAAAATGGGGCTACGTCAGACGCTTAGGCTATGCCTTAGTCGATGAAACCAAAGTTGAAATCGGTGGCTCTAAAATTGATGAACAATACAGCGACTGGCTCAACATCTGGTACGAATTATCCCACAAAACCGGACAAGAAAGAGGTTTCGCCAGAATGGTCGGTGATGTCCACGAATTAAATAACTTTGACTTATCTCACAACGCCTACACCATGTATGTCCCCCTCGCCTACTGGTTCAACAGACACAATGGCTTAGCTTTACCCTTAATTGCTTTACAATACCACGATGTCCGTGTAACCATCCAATACCGCGCCGCTGCCTCTTGCGTCAACTGGAACTCATCTGCCACCGGCACTTTAACCAACTTCGGTATGGATGACTCTTACTTACTCATTGACTACGTCTACCTCGACTCTGAAGAAAGAAAGAGATTCGCCCAAGCCTCCCACGAATACCTCATTGAACAATTACAATTCACTGGCTCTGAATCTTTATCCAACACCTCCAACAAATTCAGACTCAACTTTAATCACCCCAGCAAATTCTTAATCTGGGTCCCCAAACTCCAAAAATACAACCAACAAACCAACTTCGTATCCTACGATGCTGATGGTGATGACTGGACTAATACACAGGATGACTTTGCCAAGAAACTCTGGATGGCTACAAGAGCCAACATTGTTGTAACAGCCGGATCAGGTACTGGTGCCACTTTCAACTGCCCTGATGCCTCTGGCTCTCAACCACCCGTTGACCCCAGCTGCAACGCCGTCACTGCCGCCTTAGCCGCCAAAGTTGACGCTCAATTCATCTATGACTCATGGACCGCTGGTACAGGTCAAACTTTCAACTGCGTTGTTTCCAACGTCATTGTATTAAGAAATGACTTAACATCAGCTGACTACTCCACCAAAGTCTCTGCCCTCGGAAGCGCCCGCACCCAATGCGCTGCTTTCTTCGTCGCCAACTCAGTCTTAGTAAGCGACATCTTCAACTACGGCAGATACTTAGATTGCACCACCAACCCTGTCTCCTCCGCCAAACTCCAACTCAACGGTCACGACAGATTCCAAGAAAGAGATGGCTACTACTTCAACTATGTCCAACCTTACCAACACTTCACCAACACCCCCGCTGACGGTATTAACGTATACAGCTTTGCCCTCAAACCCGAAGATCACCAACCTTCAGGCACATGCAACTTCTCCCGTATCGATAACGCCACCCTCAACGTAACCATGTTAGACAAGAACGACTTAGATGATGACTCAAACTTAAATATCTACACCGTTAACTATAACGTACTCCGCGTAATGTCTGGCATGGCTGGCACTGCCTACTCAAATTAAACACATAAATATTTACTTATTTATTTGTGTTGTAATCTTGATGTAAAAAACAGTATTATATTAATATTTATGAATATTAATATGATGTAAAAAAATACCATTTTCAACACAAATTAAAAAAAAATTGAAATATCATTTTAAAGATAAAATAGATAATATATTAATGATGCTTAGAACTATTAAAGATACCAATGACACTTATATTTTACTTAATAATATTGTTAAAATAGATATTGATCAGGCTTTTGCTATTAAAGAATTAAAAAATGCACAACCGGAAAATTTCTTTTTTGATGAAAAAAATAAATTATGGTATTATAAAAATTATAAAACAAATAATAAATTAATTGATATTTTTTATCCTGAAGAAAAGGTTAAAGAAGTTATTTTTAAAAATGAAGATGTTAATGATTATAGAAATAATAATTTAAAACTAATTAGCAAAATAAACAATAATATTTTTAAAGAACCTTCAAATGTTGAAATATTATTGAAAGGTAATTTTATTACAATTACCGAAGGTAAATATGCAAAACAAACAAGAAATATGTATTGGCAAGTAAAAAATAAAGATCAGAGTTACTACATGATTCATTTGAAAGATGATTTATATACAAAAATTTCTAATAAGGATATTAATAAAGTCTTATCATACAAAAATATAAGGCCAATATGGTATCTTATGTCCTCTACAGGATATATAGCAACAACAATTAGAATTGGTGATGATAGTCGTATAATTTATCTTCATCAATACATCATGAATACCCATGACAAAGATAATACCGATTACAAAGAAACTGTTGATCACATTAACAGAGACAAGTTGGACAATCGTCAGGAAAATCTACGCATCATCAATATGTCAGAACAAAATAAAAATAAAGACAAACAAACTAGACGTAAAGATGCATGTGATTTACCACCAGGTATTAAATCTCTACCTAAATACATTCAATATAGAAAAGAAATATATGATAAAGAAAATAATTCATCAAGAGAATTCTTCATAGTATCCCATCCTAAACTTGATAAAGATTGGGACACGGCTAAATCATCTAAATTAACTCTTCAAGAAAAACTAAATCAAGCTGAACTAAAAATAAAAGAAATTGAAGGTGATATTAGTACTGAAGAGTTTAATGAACTAACTGGTAAAAATAATAAAATAGATTTACCAATTGGTATAACATTAGATATTAAAAGAGAAAAATATCATTATATTCTTGATTTAAAAAGAAAAGATATAAGGTATAATGCTAAAATGGTATTACATTCAACAAATGTCCAAAAAGAATTAGATAACTTTATTGAAAATGTTATTAATGTAAAATATCCAAATTTATTCATAAAATATAAAATTAAAAATCCAATTGAAATTGATGACAAATTAATTTCACATGAAATACAAATAGATAAAGAATTAAAACCAACCTATCCACCATATATTACAGTATATGAAGAAAAAGGAAGCATGTACATACAATTTATGAGAAGAAATAAAGATGGTAATTATAATAAGAAAAATAAAATTCTTTCAAATAATATTCAAAATGAATTAGACAAATTAGTAAAAGAAGTTAATGAAAAATATCCTGGGTATAATTTAGGAAGACATACTGTTATTAATTCAGAATTATTTAAATTACCAGATAAAAATATAGATGAAAAACAACAACAGACCATAGAATTATAAAAATTGATTTATAAAGATTTTAATTATAATTTATAAATCTAATGCTATTTACAAATTTTAATCAATATTTTAAAGAAAATAAAGATGATCCATCTTTTAAGATATATCTTATTTATGATAATATAATATATTTATCAAAATTAACAAAAGATCCTAAAAAATATATTAACATAATTAATGTTATTAAAAATCTTGTTAGTCTTGGATATAATCATATTACAACTGAAATTAATTCAATTAAAATTATTGTTTCTTCATTACCTGGATTATATAATTTGAATAATATTGGAAGAATGAAAAATAAATATATTAAAGAAGTTAAAAAATCATATAATATATGTATTCCTATTGATTGTAAATCTAAATATGATGATATTGAAGGATTAAATGAAAATAAAATTAACTTTCAAAATGATGATATAAATAATATATCTAGATATTTGAATATTACTAATCGTTGCATGGTGTACGAGCAATTGATTGAAGATTTAATAACAATTCAATATGTATTAGGAACTTCAAATAATATTTCTATTAAAATCTTTGAAGAATTTAAAAATGTTGAAGAATCATATGGTTTTTATTTAAATATCCTTAGAACTTTAGAAAAACATATAGAAGATGAAACTAATAATATTATTAAGGAAAAATTAGAAATTATAGATAGAGAATTATTTATAACAATAACTGGAATTAGAAATTATTATCAAGATTTAATAAAATTGAAATTAGATGACTTTTTTGATGGAGATATACCAGAAATTATTAAATTAATTAAAAATTATAAAAAAATAATGAATGGATATAAATATGTTCCCAAATCATTAATCGAGATCTATTTATTAACAAATTTTTATAATTTAGCCAAGGAAAATACTAAGCAAGATATATTTAATAAAATAAATCAATTTTTTTTATATATAATTGATATAAATAATGAAATAAAAATCATGTTTCCATTCATAAATACAGAAAGAACAGATATAAATGAAATCGATCAACAAAATAATATTGTTTTATAAAATTAAATTTATTAAATAATTAAAAAAATTGAATATTTTATTAATATGATATAATTAATAGATGAATATGATCCAACATACGCAGAATAATGACTTTATTAACTATATTTTGAGCACAGTCGATAATATTTGCTTTTATATGTTATCTTCAAGTTGCTGTGTAACTTGGGATATTGTACAAGCAAATCGCAATAAACCTTGGAGCTATTCTGAACTATCAAAAAATCCAAATATAACTTGGGATATTGTGCAAGCAAATCCTGATTTAGATTGGTCATATTGGAATCTATCAAAGAATCCAAATATAACTTGGGATATTGTGCAAGCAAATCCTGATATACTTTGGAACTATCACGAACTATCAGAAAATCCAAATATAACTTGGGATATTGTGCAAGCTAATCGTGATTTAGATTGGTCATATTGTAGTCTATCACAGAATCCAAATATTACTAGTGATATTGTAGAAGCAAATCCAGATGCACCTTGGAACTACGAACTTTTATCAAAAAATCCAAAGATACATTTTGATTTTGTACGGGCAAATCCTGAGAAATCTTGGAACTATAAATTTTTATCACAAAATCCAAGTTTAACTTGGGATTTTGTACAAGCAAATCCAAATAAAAATTGGGATCACATTGCTTTGTCAAGTAATCCAAATATTACTTTGAATATTCTAAAAAAAACAAAGAATCCTCTTGTTCCTTGGAACTATAGTGGTTTATCAAGTAATCCAAATATTACATGGGAAATTGTACAAGCAGATCCTAAAAAACGCTGGAACTATAAGTTTTTATCAAGTAATCCAAATATTACTTGGTCCATTGTACAAGCAAATCCTGATAAACCTTGGGACTATTGTAATTTATCAAAAAATCCAAATATTACTTGGTCCATTGTAAAAGCAAACCCTGATAAGCCATGGAATTATAACTTTTTATTTTTAAATCAAACGAATAGGTACAATTGGCCTAGTAACATTATTAAAAGATGGACAGTTGAAAGAATAAACAAAATTAAAGAAGAGATGATGCAAACAGTATGGCATCCTGATCGTTTTTGGCGAATGTGGTTGTCCAAAGGATTCGATCCGGATGATTAACCATTTTTATTTATACATATTAAAAAAAGAAATCAAAATCTTGTCTCAATTGAATTTTGTGTTGGTGCACAAGTTGTAGTTACAGCAAATCTTAATCAAGATAAAGGTATAGTAAATGGAACAAGAGGAGTTATAGTAGAACTTCAACCAAAAAAAATTATTATTAAAAGAATAAATGGAAAACTCATTGAAATTGACTATTTTAAATCTGTTAATTCTGAAAATTCAGAATTAGCTGTTGGATATATGCCATTAAAATTAGCATATGCTCTAACAATTCACAGGAGTCAGGGAATGTCCTTAGATGCTATTGAAATTGATATTGGTAATAAAATTTTTGCAGCAGGACAAGCTTATACAGCTATTTCAAGAGCAAAAAATTTAAAAAGTATTAAAATAATAAATGTGGTTAAAGAAAGTTTTATTACAAAGAAATCAGTAATAAAATTTTATAAAAAATTAGAAGCTATTAATTTATAGTCCTTTATTATTTACTAAAAATTGTGCATATCCTGTTGTTATTAATTTATTAAATTGACCATTCATCTCTTTATTTAATGAAGGCATTATTATATTACACATATTTAATAAAAATACATTAAATGTTTCAGTATTAGTTATTTTTTTAGTTAAATTTATATTTAACTTATTAAGATTATTTATATTATTCATATTAATAGAATTATTATTATCTTTCTGTCTAATGATTTCGTCTTTTTGTTTAATTAATATTTCAGCATTTTTAATTATTTCTTCTTTTTTATTAATAATTAATCTATTTTGATTAATCATATCATCTTTTTCTTTAATTAATAATTGAATATAATTAATAATATCTGTTTTTTCCTTTAT